CTACAGTTGCTGGCCCCACCGGACCTGCGGGGGGTGTTGGTCCAACGGGCCCGACTGGGGCCACGGGTGCCTCATCAACTGTAATTGGCCCTACTGGGCCTACGGGCGATGTTGGGCCAACTGGTCCAACTGGCTCAACTGGACCTTCATCTACTGTTGTCGGGCCAACTGGTCCTACCGGAACCGGGCCTACCGGGCCAACAGGTGCTACCGGCGCAAGCTCTACCCTTGCTGGTCCCACCGGCCCAACTGGTCTTACCGGGCCCACCGGCCCCACGGGAACTAATGGGCCTACCGGGCCAACGGGCGCTCCAAGTACGGTAGTCGGGCCAACTGGTCCTACCGGAACTGGGCCAACTGGCCCAACAGGTCCAACTGGGGCTACGGGAGCTAACTCAACAGTTGTTGGACCGACTGGGCCTCCGGGGAATGCCGGTCCCACCGGAGCTGCCGGGCCTACCGGACCCACCGGCCTTACCGGCCCCACCGGACCTACTGGACCCACTGGAGCGTCCGGTCCCAACACCCTAACGATTGGCACGACGCCCATCACAAGCGGTACAACCACACGGCTCTTGTTTGACAATGCTGCTGTGGTTGGTGAAACGACAGGGTTCACGACTGATGGATTGAAGCTCACATTGGCGGGGTCAACGGCGTCGTTGGCCTCGTTGATGACGAACATATCCGAGATAGCCACGGTTTCTGCCACGGCATCTGTCGGAACGATCAACTACGATGTGACCACACAGTCGGTCCTGTACTACACGGTCAATGCTACCGGAAATTGGACGTTCAACTTCCGCGCCAGTGCCACTACCAGCTTGAACACCGCGATGGCTACCGGGCAGGCGGTAACTGTCGCGTTCTTGTCCCAGCAGGGTCCGACAGCTTACTACAATAGCGTAGTACAGGTTGATGGGTCTGCCGTGACACCCAAATATCAAGGTGGCACAGCTTGGGCTGCGGGCAATGCGTCTTCCATTGATGTGTATACATATACTATCGTAAAGACGGGAGCGGCTGCGTTCACGGTGTTCGCTTCTCAGACCAAGTTTGCCTGATAGGGGGTATCGGTGCCAACAATTATCACGCGAGGCGCTGCTTCCGCACAGGCTCTTGGCTTTGGCTCCAGCTCAGCAGTCGTCACCTACATTGAAGACGTGTTATCGGCGTATTTATACGCGGGAACGGGCGCAACCTTGACGATCAATAATGGGATTGATTTGTTGGGTAAGGGCGGGTTGGTTTGGATTAAAGGGCGGAACGGAACTAGTAGTGGTCAAAACCATGCTTTATTTGATACCGCCAGAGGAATACCCAGCGCCATCTCGTCAAATACTACAGCGGCGGCGCAAACTGCTTATACAGACCAGTTGACATCGTTTAATGCAAACGGGTTTTCTCTGGGGGCAGATAGTTTTACGGCTGGAGAGGTTAATGCAGCTTCTACAAACTACGTCTCGTGGTCCTTCCGCAAACAGCCAAAGTTTTTTGATGTTGTGACGTATACGGGTACAGGTGCAAACAGGACCATCGCGCATAGTCTTGGCTCAGTTCCGGGAATGATTATTGTCAAGCGTACAGACGCAATTGCAGCTTGGCAAGTTTATCACCGCAGTCTCACCACCGCGCAGTATATGGTTTTGAACACTACAGCACAGGTGGCAAGTAGCACACTTCGCTGGAACAACACAGCACCAACAAGTACCGTGTTCAGCATCGGAACAGATGCGACTGTCAACGCTTCCGGCGGCACCTACGTCGCCTACCTATTTGCCCACGATGCAGGCGGTTTTGGGCTAACCGGCACGGACAATGTGATTAGCTGCGGGAGTTTTACGTCTGGTGCTAGTGGTGAAGTGACTGTAAATCTGGGGTATGAACCTCAGTTGGTGCTATTAAAGAGATCAAGTTCTTCTGGGACCAACTGGACAATTGTTGATAGCATGAGAGGCTTCCCAGCTACCACCAATTCTCAATACCCACTTTTTCCAAATACAGCCACCGCTGAGTCATTAAATTCTACAAACGCAATATTGCCGACATCAACAGGCTTTATAGGTGATGCGACGTATTTAGGAGCAAGTAACACCTACATTTACATGGCAATACGCCGTGGCCCAATGAAGGTGCCGACGAGCGGGACGAGTGTGTTTGGGCTTAATGCCCGCACTGGAACCGGGGCAAACGCCACCGTCACGGGCGGACAGACGGATGACACAGTTCTAATTAAAAACCGTGGTTCTGCGGTAGCCTCTTTGTTATCTTCAAGGCTTACTGGCACTGGTTATGTTGTCACGTCTAGCACAGCGGTGGAAGTGGCGGCAGGAACAACCATTCTGCAAGCTAACCCTTGGGATGTTATGGATGGCGTAAAAGTTGGAACGACATCAACCATAACTAACGCATCCGCTAATACGTTTATCAACTACCTGTTCCGCCGCGCCCCCGGCTTCTTCGATGTTGTGTGTTACACGGGTACGGGAACTTATCCATTTACTATAAATCATAATTTGGGCGTCGCTCCTGAGTTGATGATCTTCAAAAGAAGAGATGTTGTTGACTCTTGGTGGACTATGGCGGCTCCAGTAACCTCTCCAAGGGCAGCGTGGTATCAAAACTATTTTGAATTAAATGCAACAATCGCTGTGCGTGGCGATGCCACCTCTATTACGACAGCCCCGACTAGTACGGCTGTTACGATTGCTGCTTATTATGGAGATGTAAGTACTTGGTCGCTTTATCTTTTCGCCACGCTTGCAGGCGTATCCAAAGTCGGTTCGTACACTGGCAATGGCACAACGCAGACCATAGACTGCGGCTTTGGTGCTGGGGGCGCACGGTTTGTGCTTATAAAGCGCACTGATGCCGTTGGTGATTGGTATGTCTACGACACGGCTCGTGGCATGACAACCCTAACGGACCCATACTGGCTAACGAACAGCACTGCTGCTGAAGTTGCAACGCTTGGCTCTGTGACCACTGTTTCGACAGGCTTTGCGTTAAACTCAGCTATTCTAGCGGCAATCAACGTCAATGCGAGCAAATATATCTTCTTGGCAATTGCGTAAGGAACACGGTCATGCAAATACGGGTTAGATCAACTGGCGCGGTAATGCTTGAAGACGAGTTTCGCCGTTGGTTGCATGAAAACGGCGGCCCGTCTTACGACACACTGACGCCAGAGGTCATGGAGGCCGTTGGCGTCGATCCCGTGTTTGAAGGACCGCAGGCGACAGGTGGCACAGTTTATCAGTACAGCCAACGCGATGGCGTCGAGCAGATTGATGGCAAATGGTACACCAAATACGTGCTGGGTCCGGTGTTCGCCAACGCTGAGGATGAAGCGGCATATAAAGCCTTAAAAGACGCCGAACAGGCCAAGAGCGTTCGTTCTGACCGAGATCAACGTCTGGCGGGGTGTGACTGGCGTGTGCTAAAATCGTTTGAAGCTGGTGGCTCCCAAGATTTCAATTGGGCTGCGTATCGGCAGAATTTGCGTGATATACCTAGCCAAGACAGTTTCCCGTGGAACGTGGTCTGGCCGGTAGAACCATAAGTTCATTATAGGGGGGGTACTATGCCGACAAGTTCAAAATCTGGCAAAGCCAGCATTAAATGGGTCATGTCAAAACTGCCGGAGCCAAAGACCGCTCTGGATATTGGCTGTGGCGAGGGCACTTACGCAAAGCTGTTCCCAAAGTTGGAATGGACCGGCGTTGAGATTTGGGAGCCTTACGTCGAGAAATACAATCTACAGGCTCTATACCAAAGCCTGATCCTTCAGGACGCCCGCGAGCTTCGAACGGATGAGCATTTCGACGTGTGCTTCCTTGGGGACGTGCTTGAGCATATGACGCTGGCCGAAGCAGTGGCGCTTTTTAACAGGGCAAAGGGCTGGGCTGATACGGTCATCATCAGCATACCGATTGGCTATTTTCCGCAAGGCGAGTGGGAGGGGAACTTCTACGAGCGCCACGTTAAAGACGACTGGTCTGACGCCGAGGTCAAACAGGTATTTGACACACCAACTTGGTCAATTGTTGACGGCGAAATCGGCGTTTATGTTTACTCAAAACATAAAATCACAGGAAATTATGAAGAAGACCGCAAAAGCCTGTGCGTAATACCCAAGGTTATCCATGTTGTTTGGGTTGGCGATGAAGCCAAGTGTCCTTCAAGTTTAATACAGACATGGATAGACAAGAACCCCAATTGGCACGTTAAGGTGTGGGGCAATAAAGAGTTTAACGAAAGAGACTGGGTTAATAAAGATCACATGAGGGCTGTGTGGGAAACGCAGTTGTACGGCGTCGCTGATATGATGCGGTATGAGATTTTGTACGAGGAAGGTGGATTTTGCATTGACGCGGATAGTGTTTGTGAGGAGCCCCTCGACGACGCCCTGTTTACTTCAAATATAACCTTGTTCTATGAGAATGAGGTTGCTCGCCCCAGCTTAATCGCAAATGGCTATATGGCTTCTACTCCCAAAAACGATTTATTCAGGAAAATATCCGAAGACATTAAAAACAACCCTAACATTCCAACTTCTGCCGCGTGCATGGCGACTGGTCCTTTCCTTCTGACGGAATGTGTAAACAAGTATATGCCAGAAGACATGAAAATTATGCCGTCCCACCTTTTCATGCCAACTCACCACACTGGGCAAACATACACCGGAGACGATAAAGTTTACGGGAAACAATATTGGGGCAGCACGGGCGATAAGAAAAAACTGAAAATCTGCGTTTACGCAATTAGCAAGAATGAGGAGCAGTTTGTTGAACGGTTCTGCAACTCGGCTAAAGACGCTGATTACGTCCTCATTGCGGATACTGGCAGCACAGACCGCACGGCTGACCTTGCTTTTGAACATGGCGCGATCGTCCACGATATTCACATCAGTCCTTGGCGCTTTGATCTCGCTCGCAACGCTGCTCTTGCTCTTATTCCCAAAGATATTGATATTTGCATTTCTCTGGATTTGGACGAGGTTTTAGAGCCCGGCTGGCGAGAGAAGATTGAAGCCGTTTGGATACCGGGCAAGACAACAAACCTCTGGTACTATTTCGACTGGGGCCACAATCTCCGGTTCCCGTACCGCAAAATTCACAGCCGCCACGGCTACCACTGGCATCATCCGTGTCATGAAGACCTGCGGATTGACGGTCGCGTTGAGCATGTCACCGCTTGGTGCGGCCACTTG